TTTTGCAGTCTGGATTGACTTCATAGTACTTTAGCAATGCTTCAATAGCGCCCCCACAAAGCAATACGTGGCAGTCCATAGATATGCAGTACTTGCCTTGGGCCTGTTTAAAAATTTCATTTCTGACCGCCGTGCTTGTTTTTAGAGTGTATGGAATGTATCTACCATTTTTGACCCAACTGATAAATTGTTTATTAGTGGCACCGTGATTTGAATTTGGATTATTATCTATTACAATAATTTCCACATCTCCAGAATTACAGATTGGGTGATACAACCTAAGAGCCTGTATGGTGAAGTAAACACCATCAAAATCATCATAAGTAGCCATTCCTATGGTTAATAATTTTGACATTTCAACCCGGAGCCTCATAAAATCCTATGTCAAATCCAGATCTTGTACAATCGTTTACAGTTTTTTGCATTCCGTGTTTTTTTAAGTACTCGTCTATATAGATACACATATTTTTATCCGTTTCGGGCCAATTTGTCTTACAATAGTGGCATAATTTAGTGCATTTCCAATTGGTACGATCTACAGATATTGGTCTTGGTAGGTTATTTTTCTGTATATCTGAGAATTTGTCTTTTAGCATACTAAGAAATCTGTCTTGATCAGACTTGTCAAAACATAGAGAAAATGGACCTCCATCCTTAATAAAAAAGATGGACATTATTGACTGTTCGTATTCTGGAAATAACTTGGATAGGGCGTAATTATAGAGCAGTAATTGTGGATCTTTATTTAATTTTTCGTAGTCTTTTTCCTCACCAGTTGCCCAATCTAGCCTTTTACCAGTTTTCCAATCTACAGCCTCAAGTGTGCCATTAGAAATTTCAGTTACTAGATCTATTGTGCCTTTAATAGCCAGTTGCCCTTTAATAAGTTTACCATTTATTTCATATTCGTAGTGCGCCCAATCTTCATCTATTGGAATATCAAAATGAGGCTCTGCTGCAACTATATTTCTATTTCTTGGATCAAATTGTCCATTGTTAAAACTTAAAGCCGACCAGCACATATCTAAGCATGTATTTTTATCGGCTTTTGTAAAAGTATGAGTAGATTTAGACGAATAGAAACTAAAACTTTTGTCCAGTATTTTATCTACTAGCTTATCACTAGAAAAATCTGATTTAGATGTACTGATTTTTCCCAATGCGTCATCATTGACTAGTAAAGTTTTTTGATTATGATTATCCTGTAATTCTTTTTTTAGCTTTGCTAATACTTCCATAACCTTATGGGTAATTGTTCCTAAATCTGCCTTTTTACCACTAACCGGTTGGTATCCAAGCACATACGTTATGAAATACTGCATTTCACAATACGAGTAGTTATTATAACTAGAAGACCGAATATATGTTACAATCATATTATATGTTCCAGAGGTTATTAATTTTGTTCAACTCGCATGTCAAATCTTTGACAGATACACCATGATTCTCTATTACATAATCAAAGTTTGACCAATCATACACATTTTTATCTAGAATACTCTCACAATGGTGTGGATCGTTGAATACATTTCTTGTAAGTCTGATAACAGTTCCGCCATTGTCTTTAATTGCTTCTATTTCATTTGGAAATCTGACATCTGGTATAATAGCAATTTCTGAATTTTCACCAAATATTCTAGTGATTGTAGCTTGTACCCAAATGTCGTCTTTCATTTTTCTTAATATATTTGTGCCAAAATGTTGCATGAATTCTCTAGCAGTCATGCGTCCCTTTTTACTATCATGATTTTCTGGCATATCTTCCCAGTTAAGATTGATTTTGTTATTTTTTTGTTTATCATTACCATAAACAGTTTTTGTATCTATATTAAATAGATTTGTGCAAATCTCTTTTAGTGGATCAGCAAAGTGATAGATTTTTACGTGCGGCCACAATTCATTTTCTGCATAGTTAATAAAAATTTCATCTTTTCTCATTAAATCTAGTACGCCCCAACCAACTTCATTTTTAGAATTGGTAGTTTTTATCTCAAGATTACCATCATTATTTATATTGAAATCTTGGATCATACCCTTATTTTTCAGAATAGACCCAGTAATAAAATTAGCTACAGTATTTTTACCAGACTGTTTTCTTCCAGATATAGCTATTATTTTAGCCATCAATATGTTCCTTTCATATTTGACAAAATGGATGTTTGTATTTTTTCTATTGTCATATCTCCAATGTCCTTTTCTGTAATTTTGGGAAATGACAATTTGTATATTCTGCCTAGTTGACGTTTTATTTGTACTTTTGATTCTTTACCAGACTGATCATTATCTGTTAAGATGATTAAGTGCGTTATCGGTAACTTTAATAATTTATCTATCTGTTGTTCTGTTAAAGTTTTACCAAAAATACTGACAGCGTTTATTACTCCAGCTTCGTACATTTTCCAAACATCACCTTGACCTTCTAATATATATAGACATGAAGTTTCTTTTGCTTTTTCTATTGCTCTATGATAGTTGTAAAAATAGTTTCTTTTGTCAAAACCCTTGGGGTATATTATGAACTTAGGTGTACGATATTCTTTTGTAGATCTTCCAATTAAGCCAATAATATTTCTTCCAAGATCATCATGAATTGGTATGATTGCTCTATCTTTCATTATACCGCTTTGCTCACAATCTTTCACACCAAAATGATCTAACGTTTTTTTATCAAATCCACGGTCTATAAAATATTCAGACGAGTTATGTAACTCAAAGTCAATCTTAATAGACGGCGTTTTAGTGTTCTGAACTTTTGAATGAAATTTATTTATATTGTTGACTAATTGTACAAATTGATCTTCTTCTACTTCTTCTGTTTTATGTTCTATCCTAACGCTTCCATTGATTTCTAATAGATTTTTAGACCATTTTAGAACATCTGAAAAGTCTATTGGTTGATTCTTTTGTTGTGATAAGACACCTTTTATTAGACCAAATATATCATTACCATGTTCATTTTGACAGTCTCTAGTCCAACACTTCCAAATTCCTTTATTTCTAGAAAAAGAAAATGCTCTTGGATTATCACTGTCTTGATGAATTGGACATATTGAATAGATATTTTCTGAAAATAATTCATAGTCAATATCTAACTTTGTCAACACTTTTTCAATATTATTATTCAGTTGATTCTTGATCGTCTGTAAGTTCATTTTTGATTTTATCCATAGCTTCTTTTGCTACTAGTCCGGTATCACCAACTGGTTGATTTTTAAATTCATTTCTAGTTCTCAATTCTAATAATTTAGCATGAGAACCGACCATTTGCATATTAATATAGTCTCCGTCGTTTAGTCCAGCACCATGCCTTGTTACAATTGGGACTAACTTTCTATTGCCAGCATTAGGACCATCTTCTGCTAGTTCTTCTGGAGATTTTGCTTTGAATATAGTAAATGATGTACATAGCCAAATTAATCTATCAGAACCGCTAACAGCGTCTGTACTTTCTTTAGTAATGCCATCTCTATTCAACTGAACAAATGATAGACATGGTATATCCAATTTAACACATAGATTATGTAAAGATGTTATTTGAAATCCAAGAGCTTGATATTCTTGTATATTATTAGTTATAGACTCGGAAGACATCAACTTCAAATAATCATAAATTATTACGCAATCATTCGTTTTACCAGTTTCATCAGTTTTAACTTCTTGTACAACCCATCTACGGATTAAGTTTAAGATTGACTCAAACGGTTTACCAGCAACACTAATGTAACTATATGGAACCTTTTCTAGGGTTGCCATAGCCTGTTGTATTTTTCTGTGTTTATCTTCATCCTCAGAAAATTTTCCAGTTGCAATATCATTTATTGGTATGCCGCTAATATTAGCTAACAATCTATTAAGATGATCTTCTTTGGACATCTCCGTATCTAGCACTAGAACCGGAATGCCAAGAGATGTAATATTCAAAGCAACATTATCAGCAAAAACAGATTTACCCACTTTAGGTCTTGCAGATACTAAGTCTACACACTTTCTGCGTAGTCCACCACCAATTGCTTGATCATATCTACTAAAGCCTGTTGGTATACCAATTATATCGCACTTGTTCTCTATTAGAAAATCTATATACTCATTTATGTTAGATCCAATTTTAGCTGGAGTTTCTCCACTGTTATCTTCTTCTCTAAGAAAATCTGTTACTGGACTTTCTAAGATTTGAACAATTTCATTGATGCTCTCATTGCCAGTTACCTTATCTACATCTTTATGAATTTTAGCGGTTAACTTTTTTATCTTTCTGGCAAATTCAAACTTCTTTAGCTGTATTGTAAAACTTAGTATATTTTCTATACTGATTGGAAAATCAAACAACGATTTAATATACTTTAGTTCTTGAGTAGTATTTATAGTTTCTGAATAATGTAGAACCTCTGCGGCAGCGAGAAGAGAAGGTATATCTATTTTTTGTTCTTTGTGAAGAATATGTTCAATACACCTATATAACATTTGGTTATTATGATTACCAAACGTATCCTGAGATATCAAGTCACATACTGTAATATGTCCATCT